TTCACCGGATCAGCTTTCTGGTATGTGACGGCGAGAACGGGCGACGGCTATCCCGCATCGTTCACGCGACTCCCGTCTGCGATGATCTCTCTTCAGGATCAGCAGGGTCCCGTCCGATTCGGCCCATCGAATCAGATCCTTTTCAACGGTCTACCGATCGAAAGCTCCGAAGTGATCCAGTTCATCTCTCCGCTTGAAGGCTTGAACTACACCTCGAATCGTGCAATCGAGACCGCGATCAAGATCGAAGAAGCTCGCTATCGCAACGCCGCCAGCGCGATCCCCGCTGGAGTCCTCCAGCAGGTCCAAGGCTCCGAGCCTCTCTCAGCTGACGAGCTGGGCCAGCTTGCCGCCGCGTTCAACTTGGCTCGCATGACGAATCAGACGGCGGCACTCAACCCCTATATCACTTATACGGAAACGAGCGCCACGCCGGACAAGATGTTGCTCATCGACTCCGCCGACTACTCCGCGAAAGATCTATCTCGAGCCACTTCGGTCCCGCCGTACCTCGTCGGCGTCTCGACCGGGTCCTACGCCTACACCAACGCCACCCAGTCACGCATCGACCTTTGGACGTTCGGATGCCTCCCGTATGCGAAATGTATCGAAGAGACACTCTCGTCGGACAATGTTCTTCCACACGGAACCAAAGTTAGGTTTGATGTCGATGACTTCCTTGGCGAAATGTACGACGGCGAACGCCGAGAGGACGACTCGATGGACATCGAAATCCCAGACGCCGCAACCCGCACCGCATAGGATCCGATCATGATCAAACTCATCCCCCAGCCATTCGACCTCGACGCCGCGCAAGGCGAACAGCCGCGCCGCTCGATCTCCGGAGTCGCCGTCGTCTACGGCGTAGAAGCCACCGTCTCCGACGGAACCCGCGTCCGCTTCCTCGAAGGATCACTCCCACTCGAAGGCCCGAACCCCAAGCTCTTCCTCTACCACGACTCGACCCAGCCCGTCGGCGTCGTCACCGAACGAACCCAAGTAGACAACGCCGTCCTCTTCTCCGCGCGACTCTCAGAAACATCGCTCGGATCGGAAGCTCTCGTCCTCGCATCCGACGGCGTACTCGACGCGGTCTCTGTCGGCGTGAACCCGACCAAGTTCCGCTGGTCCAAGGATGGAGTCATGGAGATCCAAGCCGCCGACTGGTACGAGCTTTCAATGGTCCCGCATGGCGCGGTCCCCGGAGCGATCATCACCGACGTCGCGGCAAGTATCCACCAAGAAGACGAACCCGTGAGTAATATCGAAGAAGAAGTCCAAGACAAGGAGCCAGAAATGTCCGAAGAGAACGTCACCCCAGAAGTCATCGAAGCGTCGCCGATCCAGCGTCTCTTCGCACAGCCGCGCCGCGAGTTCAAGCTCCCGTCGATCACCGAATACATGGCGAAGTTCATGAAGGGCGGAACCGAGTGGGCCGACTTCAACGCACAGATCCGCGCCGCCGCACCGGACGTCGTCACCTCTGACCTTGACGGTGTAGTCCCAGAAATCTGGACCACCCCTGTCTACGACGGACTTCGCGGTCTTCGCCCCGTCGTCGATGCGATCGGAACAAAGGCCATGCCACAAGCCGGCAAGGTGTTCATCCGTCCGAAGGTCACGACGCACACCACGATCGGCGGACCACAGACCGAGAACAACACGATCACTTCGGGAACCTACGTCATCTCCGACGAGCAGGTAACGAAGGGCATCTATGGAGGCTACGTAGAAATCAGCGAAGCCTCGCTCGACTGGAGCCAGCCAGAAGTCCTCGGCCTTTTGCTCGACGACATGGCCAAGATGTACGCGCTCAAGACCGACGACGTCGCCGCCGATGCGCTCGTCTCCGGGACCACGAACACGACCTCGATCACCGATCCAACCGATCCTGCTGAGTGGGTCTCCGACATCTATGACGTCGCCGCCGCGATCCTCAACAGCTCGAACTACCTCCCGACCCATATCTTCCTCTCACCGGATGTATGGCAGAAGTTCGGCTCGCTGTCCGACACCGCAGACCGTCCGCTCTTCCCGCAGGTCGGACCGATGAACGCGTTCGGCAACATGAGCCCCGGCTCGACCAACTCGGTCGCGTTCGGTCTCCAAGTCGTCGTCGATAAGAACTTCGCCGCCAAGACTTGTATTGTCGGCAACCCGATGGGCTTCGAGATCTTCGAGCAGCAGAAGGGCGCGATCTCGATCGACAACCCATCACAGCTTTCCCGAACGATCGCCTTCCGGGGCTACTTCGCGACGCTGATGATCGACGCCACCAAGTTCTACAAGATCACCCTCCCATAGTCGAAAGTAGGAACAATGGCGACGTACACAGTCGTCCAGAAGTACCTCGTCGATAACTTCGCCGTCCTCGTGCTCGCTACCCCCAGCGAGCTCGAGGTCGGCTCCTCGATCACGGTCGCTTCGGTGGACGCGACCTTCAACGGGAACTACACGGTCCGCAATCTACCGACCCAGCTCTTCATCGGCACAGACCAGAACGGTGATCTTCTTTTCGACGAGAACATCATCCTTCCCTATCAGGTCCTCTACGCAAAGACCGCCGACAACGTCGAGCGCGTCGCCGCTACCGGGACCGTCGCCTACACGCCGACGTGTACGTGGATCACCGCGACCGACATCGAGGACTGGCTCGGCATCGGCACAGCCACAGCTGGCGACGCCGCCTTCCTCACGATATGCGCGTCAGCTTCGTCGCAGTTTTGCTGGAGACGACGTCAAGAAGCGGGCTATGTGGACTCGCTCACGACCGTCCCATCGCAAGACGTCAAGCTTGGGACGATCATGTATGGCGGCGCTCTCTACCGTCAGCGCGGCTCGCTCGATTCGCTGGCAAGCTTCGCAGACATGGGCGTCGCCCCGGTCCAAGGCCTCTCACCGCTCATCAAACAACTTCTCGGGATCGACCGTCCGGCGGTCGCCTAAGCCATGCCTACCCCGGCGGTCTACACCGACTTCTTGAACGCGTCGCTCGACAACTTGACGACCAAGCTCGGCACGATCTCTGGGCTCTCCGTAGTGAACGATGTCCGGAACGCTAACCCGCCATGCGTTCTCATCAACCCGCCGACGATCGACACCTTCGCTCGAGGAACCTTCCGCATGACGTACACACTCCAAGTCCTCGGCCTCGGACCCGGCAACCTCGACGGCGAACGGAACCTACTCTCGAACGTGGCAAAGATCCTCGACGCGGGGATCGGCGTCACCTCATGCCGACCGACCCAGATCGCTATCGGGGCCGGGACATTCATCGCCTACGAGCTGATAATCCCTCTGGAGAGTCAGTAGGCGTGGCACAATAGACCAAGAACAAGGAGCACACTATGGCGACATCCACCTATCTCTCGAACCCCAAGGTCCAGATCGGCGCGGCGATCGGATCGCTGACCGACATCACCGACCAAGTTTCCGCCGTGACGCTGACCGTCACCAAGGAGGCCCTCGAAGATACGGCGTTCGGAAGTACGTCCCGCACCATGACGGCGGGCCTCTTCAGTAACGAACTCACGATGACGGTGTTCGCGTCATACGCGACCAGCGAGTCCTACGCTGTGCTGGCTCCGCTCGTCGGAACCAAGTGCGTGATCAAGGTAAACCCAGCAGACGCCGCCGACGGTGCGACGAACCCGGGCTTCATTCTGACCGACACCTACTTCGAGGCCCTCCCCGTGATCAACGCGAACCTCGGCGAGCTCTCCACCTACGACATCACCCTCCAAGGCGGGGTCTACTCAGTCGATACCACCGCCTAGTCTCAACACGACTCGGCCCGACCAAGGAGCAACATGAGACAAGCGATCTACTTCAAGCGCGGCGACGACGCACCCGTCGAGACGTACTTCACGACGCTCTTCGTCATCACCGAATGGGAACGCCTCGAGAACCGACGCCTCGGAGACGGCAAAGGATTCGGAGCAACCGAACTCTCCGTCTGTCTCTGGATCATTCTGAAGCTCAAAGGTGAGGACGTCGGCGAAAGCTGGCGCGAATGGCTCCAAGCGAACGACCACTTTCAGATCGTCGCCGGCGTGGACATGACCGACCCAAACCCTACGGGCGGGGATCATTCAGACGAAAGCTAGCGGAAGTAGTCGCCGCTACCGGATGGTCCCCCACCTATTACGCGGATACCTTCGACACTCGTGACCTCATCACGCTCGCTAAAGTCCTAGAGGACGCCAACAAAAGGAGCAAGCGATGAACGTCGAAACGAACGTCTCCGTCGTCGGACTCAAAGAGGCCCTCAAAGAACTCAACTCTTTCGACAAAGTCGCTCGCCGTCAAGTAACCAAAGACTTCAAGCGAATCACTCAGCCAGTCGTGGAAACCGCCAAGGGACGAATCCCGTTCGGGCCACCGCTTTCCGGCATGGCGCGAAACTGGACGCCAAGCGGACGTCGAGCTCCCCTTCTTCCTTGGAACCCGAACGGCGACATTCGCCAAGTGATCAACACGAAGAAGGTCAAAGAATACCAAGGGACAAAAGTGAACCTCGCCGTCTTCTCCGTCAAGTGGGTCGATGCGGTCGCCACGATCTTCGACTTCGCATCGAACGGACGTCTCGGACAGTCCCTAACGTCCAAGTTCGGAACCCCATCGCGAGTAATGTGGAACGCTATGGACTCAGAAGAAGGACGCGTCGAAGCTGAGCTTCTCGACGTCATTCAGGGCGTCATGGAAGACGTCAATAAACGTCTCGTCCGGGGAGATTAGTCGTGGCGGTAATCGTCCCTATCATCTCCGAGTTCGACTCAAAAGGATTCGATAAAGCGATCAAAGAGTTTCAGTCGCTCGAGGGCGTAGGAGCTAAGTCAGCATTCGCCCTAAAGAAAGCCGCGCTTCCAGCCGCCGCCGCCGTCGGAGCCCTCGGCGTCGCCCTTTTTGACGCCACCAAAGGCGCGATCGAGGACGCCGCCGCCCAAGACCAGCTCGCCCTCGCGCTCGAGAACACCGCCGGAGCGTCCAAGGATCAGATCAAACAAACCGAGGACTTCATCTCGAAGATGAGCCTCGCGTCCGGTATCGCTGACGATCAGCTTCGCCCAGCTATGGCGAACCTTGCTCGAGGAACGAAAGACGTCGCCGCCGCTCAGGATCTCATGGGTCTCGCCCTCGACATCTCGGTCGGCTCCGGAAAGGATCTCGCAAGCGTTTCTGATGCGCTTGCCAAAGCACAGCAGGGCAACTTCAAGGCGCTGGCACAGCTCACCCCAGAGATGAAGTCACTTATCAAGGAAGGCGCGGACCTCAATACGATCATGGGCGTCCTCGGTGGCACGTTCGGCGGAGCCGCCGCAACCCAAGCCGCCACAGCCCAAGGCCAGTTTCAACGCTTCGGGGTCGCGGTCGCTGAAGCTAAGGAATCCATCGGTGCGGCCCTCCTCCCCGTCATCGAGCGATTTCTCCCATATCTGACTCAGCTCGGGATCTTCCTCCAAGACAACACGACCCTCTTCCTCATCATCGCCGGCGCGATCGGAGGACTCGCCGGGACGATCCTCGCACTCAACGCCGCCCTAAAAGTGTGGACAGCGATCCAGACCGTCGTGAACGGACTGACGGCCGTCTGGAACTTCTTACTAAACGCGAACCCGATCGGGCTCGTCGTGATAGCGATCGCCGCACTAATCGCCGTGTTCATTGTGCTCGAGAAGAAGTTCGGCATCGTCACAAAAGCATGGGAAGCCCTCGTCGGAGCATTCCGCGCACTCAAGGACGGCGTCGTCGCGATCTTTGACGCGATCGGAGACGCGATCGTCGGAGCGTTCAAGGCCGCGTTCAACACCGTCGCCCGTCTCTGGAACAACACGATCGGAAAGCTCTCGTTCGAGATTCCGGACTGGGTCCCCGGGCTCGGCGGTAAAGGCTTCTCTGTCCCCTCGATTCCTATGCTCGCCGAAGGTGGCATCGTCACCGGACCGACCCTTGCGATGATCGGCGAAGCCGGACCCGAAGCCGTCATCCCACTCAACCGCGCCGGCGGAGTAGGAGCGACCTACAACATCACGGTCCAAGGTGGCGTCGGAACGTCAGCTGAGATCGGTCGAGCAGTCGTCGATGCGATCAAGGCCTACAACCGGCAAAACGGGCCAGCGAACATACTCGTCGCGTAATGGCTACGTCGATCGTCCAGTCCGGGAACTACTCCCTCCAGATCGACACCGGCTTCGTCCTCGACGCGTTCACACTTGACTCAGCGACCGCCGGCCTACTCGACGGGACCGAGTATGTCCTCGACGGGACGACCTCCTACGCTGACGTCACCGACGGCACACTCAACATCTCGATCAAACGCGGACGACGCGACACCGGAGACCAGTTCTCCGCCGGCACGATGAGCTTCACGCTCAACGACACACTTGCCGACGGAGTCTTCAACCCGTTCGATCAGCTGTCGCCCTACTACGACGAGAACGCAAACGTCCCCGGGCTCGCACCGCTTCGCCGCGTCCGCCTCTACCGATACG